GTTGCAGTTGTGGGAGTCGAACCCACTACCTTTAGCTTATGAGACTAATGAGATTCCGGTTCTCTAAAACTGCAATATAAAAAGGAGGCACATGGCCTCCCAATGATTTCGGAAAAAACAAAAAAACCTTTTAAAAACTAAGCAACTGGTACTTTAACAACTTGCATACGGCTATTATCAATTACTTTAGAACCGAATGTATCAAGACCTCTGATGTAGTCAGCAAATCTTTTTTCCATTCTTCCTGCTTCAACTTCATTGATTTGACCACAGAAAGCTATAGCTTTTGTTCCTCTGATTGCACAATATACATGAGATTCGTCTTTAGCTAATCCGTTTGTCATTATAACTCTCATGTTGTCATACATACCAACAACACCTTTTTTGATTAATTCGTCGTTGTTTGTTTTTAACTCTACTAAGTTATTTTTGAATGTAGCGTATACAGCAGGAGAAATTTCGATTACTGCGTCCTCGTCAAAGTTTCTTTCTCTTAATGCTACTATAGCTGCGTCAATAGCTTCTTTGATAGCTTCTTGTGTATTTGCTGCTGCTGTTGTTACGTTTGTTCCAGATTTGATTAAGTTAGCTACATAAGCGTCTCTTTTTACTGCTAATCCATGAACAGCTTTTTCTTGGAATTTTTCTGGTAAACCAGGTACAGATTGTGCTTTATCTACGTCATCTACCATGAAAGCGAAATAGTTTGCTTGGTCGATTGGTAGTAATTGAGAAGCGTCTGTCATTTCTTCGATTGTGATGTCTGCTCCTGTGTATTGACCAATAGTTGGGTCTCCTACTGCTAGGATTTTAACTGTATTTGCATATTTACAGTCTCCTTCGTATTCTCTAGTACAATTATCTACTAATTTACATTTTAGCTCTAATGCGTCTTGAATTTTTTTACTCCAAATTGTTTGTTGGAAATGTGTTACTGCCATTTAAATCAACTCCTTTTCTTTTTTCAACAGGAATTACCATTTAAGCATTGATTTCTCTACAGCTTTAAATAGCTCTGGGTTCTTATCAAAATCTGCCTTAGTGAATTGTAGACTCTCTTCGTATGTATAAAAGTCTTTAACACCGTTATCTTTTGATGTTGCACCCTTCATACTTCCTATTGGTTCAACCTTTGGCTTAGGATTGAACTTTAAAAACATTTCATATTTTTCTTTAGGAGATAAATCGGGATTCAATTTACTAGCAAAGTCTTGGTAGGCTTTGTCGTTTAATGCGTCCTCTTTTACTCCAATTTTAGCAAGCTCATTAATTGACTCTTGCTTTTGTCTTACTTCTGCAAGCTTTGTAAAAACTAACTTCTCTCTTGCTGTCATACGGTCTACACCTTTTTCAGCAAGTCTGTCTGTTTCTTCTACAATCTCATCAAAACCTAGTTTAATGATTTCGTCTGCTTCTGCATTAGCAAGTAAGTCTAAATCTCTATTTGAGTATTTAGGTTCTTCTGGGATATTAATACCCCTTTGTTTATAGAAATCTGCTAGTTTGTTTGTTGCTTCGTCTAGGTTGTTTGTACCTAAACCTGCATTTAATACAGTTTCTACACGAGAATATTTATCCTCGTACTCTTTGCGAAGTCGTCTCTCTTGTTGAGCTAACTTACCGCCAATCTTATCAGCTAGTAATTTGTTAACTTTTTCGTTGAGTTCTTTTTCGCTATAAAGTTTTTCAGCGTTATCGCCTGTATTATCGCCTGCGTTATCGCTTGCGGTAACTTTAGCACCGTCAACAAGTTTTTCTGTGGCTTGTTCTCCCACGTTTTCAGTAGTTTCTACTACAATATTTTCGTTATCTTCCATAACTTAATACCTCCTATTTTAACGTCTTTGTCTTGACATTCCATACAGTTTAGAGACATAAATGCTTGGTCTAGTTTATGACAATATAGGTGGTGGAGCTTTTAATGCCTTCACACCATAGGGCGTTGTTCTGTTATATAAAAAGCACAATGCAGTATTGGCTTGGCCAACTTACAATGTGCTAATTACCAATGTATTTTTCTAGCTCATTTACAACAGTTTCTATTGCTATACATGTTGTTTCGCAGAATTTATCAAAATCACTTTCTAAACTGTGGTTTCTTACTTGTCTGTCTGTGTTTACATAGTCTTTTAATATATCTATCGCACTTTCTACTTTCATCATTGTCCTATATCGCCTCGCTCTTCTGCTACTGCTTCTCTTTCTGCTCCCATTCCTGCTCTTTCTGCCTCCACTTGTGCTGCCATTTGTGCCTCTGACATTTGCGCTGCTTGTGCGTCTACGTCTTCGTTTAGGAATTGGTTTGCTTGTTGTTGCATTAATTGAGCTTGTGCGTTTATCATTGCTATCTTTCTTTGTTCTGCTTCCATTAGCTCTATTGCCTCTTCTAGCTTTGCCTTTGGCATTACTGAATCGTCATCTAGTAGTTTTACATAAGTCTTTAACTCTGGTAGTCTTTCTACACTAAAGTAACCTGCTTTTAATAGGTTCTCTAATGACATTTCTTGTGCGAATTTATCAAATGCACCCTTTGGAGTTATCTCAACCTTTACTGTTGCTTGTAGCTCTTCTAATACTGTTTGTGGTACTGTTACAAGCTCTGTTGATTCTTCTCCTGTTTGCTCGTCTACTATGTCATCTTCTAATGTGATACCTTCTGTAGAATATACGATTATCATATCTAACCATATACGAACTACGTCCTCTATAAATTGCTTTAATTCGCTTAGTTGTTCTACTAATGGTTGTTGTGCTGCTTGTTGTACTGCTAGGATAGCTTTACCAGAAGCGCTTTCTGGGTTTACATCTCCTGTTGCTATATCTCCTGCTCCTGCTAGTTCTCTTGTTACTGCTATTAAATCATTTTGTAATTTCTCAACGTCAGAAGACATTTGAGCCGGTTGTATGTGTGCGAATATCTTACTTACATCTTCTACACCCATTCCACCTTTAGTCTTGATTGTGCCTCCTACTGTGTCTACTGCGCTTGGATTCATTACTTTATCCATGTTTACTACCTTTTGTGGGTATGCAGTATTCTTTACAGCTATAAGCCTACGCATGATAGTCTTGTTTACTTCTATCTGGTTTGGTATATGGTGTCTTACCTCTCCCTCTCCTCTTGCGCTACCTTCTTTTTCTTCCCATATCATATGAGCTACAGGGTATAATGTAAGGCCACTATCTGTATCTTCTTTTATTTCTATGTATCTTGTAGTCTTTGCAAAGTGTACTGTGCCATTCTCTTTGTATAGCTTTGTAACTACGGTACACATGTTGTCTTTCTCTAGCTTAGCTGCTTCTCCTGACTCTTCAAATGTGTCATTGTCGCCACAAATCCATTTGATTTTCTCTTCGCTTACGCCTTCTGCTCTTGCCATGTCTTGTACTTGAATAACAGGTAATCTTTGTTTGATTAATATGTATGGTTGTCTCTGTATGTCGCTATTGTTTTCATTGCCAAAATATATATCGTTCTTAGGTATAATTTCATTTATTGGCGTTTGTTTCTCTGTGTCGTATGTTACATACATGATACCTTCATCATTTATGGCTGCGTCCTTTGTTACTTTTCTAATCTTTAAGTCTAGTCCGTCGCTTTCCCATACCTTGCTTGCTTTCTTGTTAAGCATTTCACAAGTCTTCTCAGCAACTTTCCTAAAAGCTTTATTCTCAAAGTTCTCACTTGAAAAGTTTGGAGACCATAAATTAGCGTTTATGTTACCTACTTTGTATTTAATTATTGGCTTGATAAAGTTTAATTGTACCGGCTCGATACCTTTTATCTTTAATCCTTGCCATTGGTCGCCATTGTAAAATCTATAGTTCTTATCAGTATCACTATACATATTGATTAATCTACAATAGTTTCTGCCTTGTTCGTATAGCTGCCATATATCGGTTTCTTTTAATTCTTCTAAGTCCATTTATACACCACCTACTTAATATCTATTTGTCCTGTGCTATCGCCTTTGTAGTTATTTATATTCTCTAGTATTGTATTTGTTCTCTCTTGCTCTTTTAAGGCCTCTACGCTCTCTCTATGCTCTCTGTAAGCTTGCATAGGGTTTATCTTAGGTATTTCTACCTCTTCGCCTTTTTGAAGCTTCTGAGCTGTGCTAGCGCCTACCATAAACGCAAGTATCATTAATACCCCTGTTAGAGTTATTAATACAATCATTGCTATAAATGTTATTATTTCCATACTATTTTTCCTCTTTTACTTTCTTAACCTTTTTCTTTTTAACCTCTACTGGTTTTACTTCTACTACTTTTTTTCTTTTTTCTCTTAATACTTTCTTTTTCATTTCTACCTCCATAATCTATTTTATGTAAATTATTAAAGTGTTTTGCCGGTAATTTTCGATACCTTTTTCACTCAAAATGTCAGTTTTCCTTGATATATCAATACTTAACATAATAGGTTTACACTACTGATATTGTTTCTCCGTAATCATATTCCTCTGGTTGCTCAAATTTAAAGTTAAAGTGAGGATATATATTAATTTGCTCTTGTGTGAATGATACTTGGCTTCTTGCTTCATGTGCTATTGCTAAGCCCATTAGTTGGTCGTCATGGCCTCCTTCTGGCGCTTCTATTCTGCCTTTCTCATTCCTTATGATAGTTAATAGCTCTTCTAGTGTATCTTTATCGTTTATTGTGTCTGTATGTTCCCTTACTACTTGAATAAGGTTAGATATAATTGTTGGCCTTGTTAGTGTTGTTGTACGGAAGCCAAACTTCTTATCCATTTTACCTGTGTAGCTGTCTAGTTGCTCCCTTGTGTATTGGTTGCTATATCCTAGTCTTTGTAGCTCTCTTATAGGGTAGCTATCAAAGTTAGCCTCTATCGCTATTAATGCGTCTTTATAGTATTTACCTAAGCAATACATCTGCTTAGTGTATAGGTCTGGGTCAAATTGGTTCTTTAATGCAGCTACTTGTATTCCTGTTCTTGCGTCTAATACATGAGCTGTAAAGTAGTCGCTACCTTCTCCTGCTGTATCTCCACCTATACAATAGCTTGTATGCTGTGGTACGTCTGGTACTTGGTATATCCTTATAAAGCCATTTCTGTCGTCGTGCCAACGGATTTTTGTTATATTCATTCCGTCATAATCATATAAAAAATACCCAACCCTTAATGGTTTAGGTATTACTTGTAATCTTTCATTTATCTTTCTAGCGTCAAATACAGTCTTTCCTAATACACCCCACATACCTAAGCAGTATACGTTGTAATAGTATTCGTCTGTTTCTTTATAGCTTTCTAGTAGCCTCTTGTAATCGTCGTCCAGAAAGTCATTGTCTTTATATGTGCTATGAAATATCTCTATATTGTCGTCTGTACGGTCAAAGAAACGCTTTTTAAGCCAATGGTTTATGTCTATAGGGTTAAAGCTTATTACAATCTGTTTCTTTGTTCCCTTACCTCTTAAACGCACGTCTAATTGGTTAAAGTCTGATTCTAATATCTCAGAAGCCTCTTCTATCCATACGTCTGTAAGCTCGCCTTTACTGAATGTTACTGATTTTAATTTTTCAACGTCATCTAGGCCACTAAATATAATTTCATTGCCATTTAACGTACATTTAATCCTTAAGTCTGATTCATTAATCTTAAAGTGTTTATGTAGCTTCCATTTGCTTATTACTTGTTTGAATAAGGCAAATGTACTGTCTCTGTTACTCTTACCTGTAGCACGAACTACAAGCAAGTTAAACTTTTTATTTTTAAGCATTTTATATATATATCTTTCAACAACAAAAAAGCTTTTCCCTGAACCTGCTCCACCATAAAAGACTAAATATCTCTTATCGTTATCTAGGTATGGGATAAAAGCTTTGTTAAATACTTTCTTGCTTATATTTATATTTACTTCGCTCATTCGTCATCATCTAGCTTTACATTTATACTTGTAATGCCGACATCTGCCTCAATCTCTTGCTTATCTTTCCAACCGAAATTCTTTAATGCAAATATGTCTCCTGCTCGTCCATTTGCAATCAATCTTTTCTCGTAAGCATGCTCTATTCTTTGCTTTGCTCTTTTTACAGTGTTGGAAAATTCGTCTTTGTTCTGATAATCCATTAATACATCTCTGTATGTATCTAATGCTAATGCTAACCCTGTAATAGTCAAAGGTTCTTTTGTCTCTTCGCAATGTTTAAAATATTTATCTATCTCCTTTTGTAATTCTTCTGGTGTACTCCATTTAGGAGGTCTGCCTACGCCTCTATTGTTCTCTTCCATTGTTACCACCTCTCTATTCTGGGAAACATTTTTTATAATTTCTACACATATTACAATGTGTTTTCATACATAAATCTAAATTCTCATCTTTTTTATATTGCCTACACCTAATAATAGTTTGGTCTTTATAGTCAAATGCAACTATATGGCAATCTCCGGCCACCTTTTTTGTATTTACAGGTGGGACACATTTTTTCTTCGTATATATCATAAGGATTCATAATAGCCTCCTTATCTTGTGTTGCTATACTCTCTTTGTAATTGATTCTCTATTATTCGTATTTGCAACTTAATTGTATTTATATATTCTAGATTAGCATTATATTTTACTTGTGCTATATCTCTATTGAATCTTAATTCTGCTATATTATCATATCCATATATAACTTGATTGATTAATGTTACTGGCATATCTT